GAAGACCATCTAACTCAAGTAAACAAAGATCTTTTAAACCTATGGGAAAAGGGATACGTTAATATTGACTTTTTCTTGGCAGACCCAGTAGTAACTATATCTGAAAAGGGTCTTGACAAGAGTGAGATTTCTAAACTTACCAAGCCTGAGATTTGGGCATTAGAAGAAGTCAAAAGACTTCTAAAAAGATAAAGTCTGATATAATCGTTATATGATAAAAGAGGGCGACTTTGTTATGGGCATGACATCTGAGGGTGTTATGCATGGCGTTGTAGAGCACATTATGGTTGAGGGTGGAACATTAGGGACTCCTGGATCAGAGTATGCCCTTGAGTCAATGCCACCAGAAAACCCAGCAATGTCTGTTAGAATTTATAAAGAAGAAGATGGCAAGTGGGAACCAACAGCCTATAGTATTGGGATGATGTACAAGGATGCAACTGTTGCAGACATAAACAATCACAATATGGAAGAGGATAGCGAAGAGATGGATTCAGAAGTTGCAATGGCAATGTATGATTCATCAATTGGAAAATCACAAGAAATGGAAGACGAAATGGAAAAAGCAAAAAAGCCTAACTATGGTGAAATGATTCAACCACGTCGTGGTGGCTCAACACCTTCTAACCCAAGACTTTATGCAAGAGTTGTGCAAGCAGCAAAAGATAAGTTTGACGTTTATCCATCTGCAGTTGCAAACTCCTGGGTTGTTCAAGAATACAAGCGCCGTGGTGGAACATATAAGTCTGAAAAAGAATTGGGATCAGATAATTTTTGGAATGGATTTTTAAAATAATGCCAAAGAAAAAAGCAAAATCATTTAATGCAACACAAATTAAGGACGGAAAGATTGTACGCATGAATAAAAACGGTACAGTTAAATCTATTCTTGGTCCATATGAAGTGAAGCATCCAAAGAAGGATAAGTAATGGCAGATACATATTCACCCAATGCAGGCATGAAGGCTGCTGCAAGACGTGCTTTAAAGTGGAAAGAAGATGGCAAGGCAACAGGGGCTGGAACTCCTGTCGGCTGGGGCAGAGCAACAGATATTGTTAGTGGATCGCCTATGTCTCTTGATACTGTTAAAAGAATGTACTCTTTCTTTTCACGTCATGAAGTAGATAAAAAAGGAAAAGGTTTCTTTGATGGTCCAGAGTTTCCATCAAATGGAAGAATAATGTGGGATGCCTGGGGTGGAGATGCAGGATTTGCATGGAGTCGCAGCATAGTTGAACGTGAAAAAAGCAAGACAGAAAAGGTTTGGCAAGGAAGTCCATTTAGTTTCAAGGGGGAATAAATATGGAAGATTTAACTATTGATGAATTAAGACAACTTTTGGCATTCTATAAACAAAGAGCGTCAGACGTAGAGTTTTCGTTATTACAGACGCAAATAAAACTAAATAAGTTTATGTCTGCTCAATTAGTTTCAGATCAAAATGTTTCAAAAAAAGAAGCACCAGAAAAAACAACTAAATAATTAGGAGAAAAGATGCAGGCTATTTTAATTATCGGCTTGACATTGATCTCTTTTTCATCTATAATTATAGTAATGAACAAAAAAAGAAAAAAATCTTTTAATAAAGTATTGTATCGTCAAAGCGATATGCACAATATATTAAAAGATTTTTTCTTTAAGGACATTTTTGATGATAAAGTTGTTACTTCTCAATCTCGGATTTGGAAAGAAAAACAAACAACTAGGGTTGTCATAATAGATCAAAAAGCATATTGGGTATCAAATAACATGTTTTATGTTGGTGATACAGTTGAGGGAAAGGTTAGACCAGAAACTGGTAAGCCTTTAGACACAACCAAGATGTCAAAAAAAGAAATAGATAAGATGTTATTCATCCTGGATAACTTAAAGAATGGGAAACTAAATGATAGTGGCAGTGCAGGGAACTAATGAGTTTGATGACTATAACCTATTCCTTCGTGCTATAAGCGTTGCTTTATCTGGAATGAAAGAAGAAGAAAAAGATTTTATAATTTATTCTGTTGGTCCAACAAGGGTCAACTCTTTTGTTTCAGAGTTTTCAAACCTTTCAGAAAGAGGAATGAAGGCAAGGGGTCGTAAGATAAAGTTTTACAAAGTTCCAGAAAGTTGGGTACATGACAACATGGATCAAGTAAACTATTTTGCATTTCTTAGTAAACCAAAAGAGCCAGTATCCAAACTAACCACTTTTGCAGAATCAAAAAATGTAGAAGTAGGAATCTTCCGTTACTAAAAGAAAGAATACAATGATAATTAATTCGTTAGCACACATGGAAAAGATTGTTTCAAAGAATAAAGAACTTGAGTGGGTTGGTTGGGACGTTGTAGAGCGTAAGAGATCAGACCTTGCAAGAACATCTCCAAGTGGAGTACGTGTAAAAAATGCATGGTACCTACAAAAAACCTTTAACCTTGATCGCAATGGTTGGGATATTCCAAACAAATACGGTCAGTAAATGAAACAACATTTATGGAAAGATGAAGCAGCGTGTCTTGGTCTTGATACTAATATATTTTTTGATAAGTATGAAGACAGTGTAGATGTACGTCCAATTGTAGATTCAATGTGCCAAAGATGTCCAGTTTCAAAGATTTGCTTTGCTAACGGAGTTTCTGGTAAAGAGTATGGTGTTTGGGGTGGAGTATTTCTTGAACTTGGAAACATATCTAGAGAGTTTAATAAACACAAAACTAAACAAGACTGGGCTAATACTTGGCAAGCATTGACAATGGAGAAGTAATTGTATACAGACAATATGCGTAGAGCCTTTCACTCTATTGTTCCTCCAAAAGGATTTACTATAGAGTTAATTGACAACGAACATTTCTTAACTATCAAGTTAAACGAATTTAAGTTTGCAAAAATGGTTCATGACGATAAAATACAGGCTCTTCAATATGTTTTAAATTTAAAGAAAGCATTAGAGTTGGAAGGCGCAATTGTTTTGGTTACAAGAGAGGCTATAAAATGAGAATCTTTATATCTATTGCTTCTTATCGTGATCCAGAACTTCAATGGACAATTAAAAGTGCTATTGAAAATGCTAACAATCCAGACAATCTATATTTTGGAGTTGTTCATCAAGGAGTTGACTCAGAATTATTTGACATTCACTCAACTAAAAACATGTCTTTAATTAAGATGCATCCAAAAGAGGCAAAAGGTGCAGGATTTGCAAGAGCAAAAGCGATGGAACTGTACTCTGGACAAGAGTATTTTCTTCAAATTGATTCACATACAAGGTTTGCTCCTGGCTGGGACTTAATTTGTATTGATCAGTTAAACAGGGCTAAAAATATATCTGGTCATAGTCGTGTATTGTTGTCATACTTTCCTGCCCCGTTTGAACCTGAAAGAAATGGAGGTATGTTTTTAGTAAAAAATAACCCAAAGATAAAAGACTATCCAACTAGACAAAAAATATTATTAAATAAAAGGAAACAGTGGACAGCAGAAAGATTTGAGTTTGATAGTAAACTAAAAGAAAACCCAGAACTTTCTGAGACTGTTCTTGGTGGATTTATGTTTTCAGATGGTTCAATAGTTAACGAAGTGCCTTATGATCCAGAGATTAGTTTCTTTGGTGAAGAGATTTGTTTTGCTATGCGATCATGGACAAGAGGATGGGACATATACTCTCCTTCAAAAAATATTGTATACCATTTTTATTCTCGTGGAGGATATAGCAAGATATGGAAAGATAGAAATCTACGTGGCATTTCTTGGAAAGAAATAGAAGAGATCTCGTATAGTAAACAAAAAAGAGTTCTCTGTGGAGAAGAAGAAGGAGTTTTTGGTGCTGGAAACATTAGAACCCTTGCCGAGTATGAGATCTTTACTAATACTAACTTTAAAGATTTTTATAGTTTGACAAAGCCTTAGTGTTAGGATATAATTAAAACATGTGGAGTGGTGATATGAAAGATATTTTTATAGTTGTTTTTGCAACATTGTCTGTTTGTTTTGCAGCCTCATACATTTTGGTTTTAAAACAATCTATTAAACTTAAAAGAGATGTTTCAAAACTTTTTATTGAAAAGACTTTGCTTCAAGAGTATGTTGATATAACCAAGTCTGCTAAGATAAAAGAAGATTCAGATGATTCAATACACAAGGAAAACTTTATTAAGTTTCTCTCTGATTCTAGATTATGGGCATTTGAATATATTGAGAATGTGCAAAAAGGTTTAACTAAGTTTGTTAATGATGTTGATGCAGACATATCATACTTTGATGAATATGGAGAAGCCCTGTCTATGTCAAGACCAGACTATCCATTTATGAAGAATATTTCAACAGCATACAAAGAATTAAAAACACTATTGCCAGAGGATGAAATAAAACAATGAAAGATATATTGTTGTCAACACTAACAGGTTTTGGATGTGGCGTAGTATTTGCTGCATTCAAATTACCAGTACCAGCACCACCAGTTTTTGCGGGAGTCGCAGGAATTGTAGGGCTATGGGCTGGATATGCTATACTAATAAAAGTTCTATCCTAGGAGGAAAAATGAACACAGAACAACTAAAGGCACTACTTGCATCATACGGACGTTCAGTCCTTGCATCAGGCCTTGCACTATACATGGCAGGCGTAACAGATCCAAAGGATCTATGGACTGCACTTGTAGCAGCAATTGCACCAGTTGCAATTAGAGCAATCAATCCTAACGACAAGGCTTTTGGTATCTTGCCAGATGCTAAGGCTGTAGAGACCGCTCTGAAGGCTGCTAAGGCACCTGTAAAGAAGGCTGCTAAGAAGGCTGTTGCTAAGAAGGCTGCGCCAAAGAAGTAATATTTACTTACAGAATTGCCAGTCTAGAGATAGGCTGGCTTTTTTGTTTTATGAGTTGATTAAGTTTATATATTTATCTCTTAATAACTCTGTTGAAAAATTAAGAAACCCAATATTAAATGCCTCTTGTTTAATTAAATTATCTTTCTTTTCCATGTATTCGTCAACTATTTTTGCAAGGGTTTTTGGATCAATATTATATACATCAATAATAGCCTTAGCCTTAAACTCATCAATCTTGCTTGCCTCTACCGTCCATTTATCAGGAAGGATGGCATTGTTTGGAGAAATGCGGGGCATAAAAACAGGTAGCCCACTAAGAAGAGCCTCATTCATAGGTAAACATAGTCCAGCATATCTTCTAGGCAATACCATTGCATCATACCCAGAGTATAGATCTTCTGGTTTCATTGTTGTATTGGTTTGAATAGTTAGTCTTTCATTGGCATTTCTAATACCTAAGTCAGTTTGAGTTTTAATTACAACTTCGTAATCTCCCTCAGAATACTTAAGCATCTCTATGACAGAGTTAGTGCCATTTCTATCTTTAACTGCAGCCTTACCACCAATATGTAGTATACGATTATGACTCTTTGACATATTGTTTTCTTTTGCATTCTTAAAGTTTTCATGGTTTGTTGGTGGGGGTAGATAAACAACCTTACATTTATCACCAAAACGTTCAACTATCTTATCCATATTCCATAGGCTTGGGGCAACAAGAACGTCTGGAAGTGACCACTCTGTATGCACAAGGTTTCCAAAGAACTCATAGTTATATTGAAGTATTGTCTTAACTCCACGAGATCTTGCTATATCAATAAATCTTGGACTATAAAATGTCTCACAACTAATAACTACGTCAACATCTGTAATAAAATTTGCTATCTCAGCAGTTGTTGGAAAACCTTTTAGTGTAGCAGTATAGTTATATCCATCATACCAGTCAAAATGTTGTTTATTTTGATTAAAGAATCTTGAATTAATAAGCATAATTTTATCAGGGTTTAGCATATTTACTAATTCCCTGGTTTGATTACCAAGACCAGTATCATCACATCTTGCAATTATTCCAACTCTCATTCAGAATACCCCCAAGTAAGGTCATCACTAGTATACTTTCTTGTACCCTGACGACCATCTAAATGATATGATCTTTTTATGTTTCCTTCTGGATGGTATATCCATAACTTATGCTTATTCCATCCATCCTCAGAGAATACACCGTATGGAGAAATATCATCTTGAACTCTTCCGTGTGTAGTATCTTCAATAAAAGCAAAATCTTCTACTTCTGGAAGAATAACTTTTCTATAGTATTCAACAGTAGATAAGTGTGGCCTTTGACTCCATTGAGATGTTTTCATAAAACAATCTTCTAATCCAAACATCAAGTGATTATGTGGCTCAGGTATTGATGATTCAAAATGAAATCTTATTGTATTTGCTTTGCCATACTCAATCATATCTAAACATTTGTCCCAATCAATCTCAACATCGGGTGTAAGTGGAGCATCTCCTTCAACATAAAGAAGGCAAGGTGTATTTATAAGATTGATAGTCTGCTTTAGCATTGTGCTTTGATGGCTATGCTTATTAAATATAATTGG